TTCCGGCTTGTGCCGTCGGAGCGCCCCACAGAAGAGACAGGGTGTGGTTTGTTGCACGACTTATTACCGACACCGCGTGTCGTGGAAGTGGTGGAACACCCTATGAAAGCTGCCGCGAGAACGAAAGACAGGACGGGTACGAAACTCAACAACCTATCTTCAGGAGCTACGTTCGGACTGCTTCCGACTCCCAATGCTCGGGAAGCGGACAAATACAGCAAAAAATACAATCCAAAAAGCCAAATGGGTACCGCATTAACAGCAATGGCAGTAAACGGAATGTTGCCGACTCCTACAAATTCAATGGTGACTTACCAGGATTTCATTCAGGCAGGATATCACAGTTCGAAGCGTCCGGATTACGGATTGATCCCAACACCTACTGCGAGTTCCCATCACAACGGATGCTGCAAGGAGAGAAAGGACGGTACAAGCAGAAAATCCGAACTGAATCATTACATAGCCGCTCAAACTGGGAAAACTTCCCTACTCAATCCCCTGTTTGTCGAGGAAATGATGGGCTTCCCTTTGATGTGGACAACCTTACCATTCCTTTCACAAAGTGGAGACAGGAATCAGTCAAAGGATACGGAAACGCCATAGTTCCGCAGGTGATTCTTGAAATTTTCAAAGCAATTGAAGAAATAGAACAATTAGAGTAAAACTAATCAGAAATGAGTAAAATAATTATAGATGGCAAGAAATATGAACGAATCAAAGTTAAGGGGAAAGAAAATTGCAACGATTGCGATTTAGCAAAAAATGTAAGAAGTTTAGCCTCTGTGCCTATTTGTTGGCAGGAAGGAAACGAAAAGATTATAAAATATTGTGAGAATCACCCTGATGTAATATACAAAGAAGTTAAACCATAACAAATATAAAAATGAGCGAAATCAAGAATTTAAAAATAGGTGACCTATTCTCTATTCGCAAAAATGGAATAGTGTATGAGTTTCTCGGATATTGTCCGATAGAGAACCTCCCTATTGCTTTTAATCGCAATAAGTATGAAACAGTATATTTTGAAGATGAAAATAAAAAAGTCTATATGCAATGAAAATAATAGTAAGTTTTTCCGGTGGTAAGGATTCGCAAGCCTGTTTAATCCAGGCTGCCAATAAATATGGAGTCGATAAAATAGAAGCCGTATTTTGTGATACAGGTTGGGAGCATCCCGATACTTATCAACATATTAGTAACGTGTGTAAACAACTTGATGTCAGATTAGTAATTTTGAGAAGTAAGAAATACACTGATTTTGTGGACATGTCTATCAAACGTTCCCGATTCCCGTCTTCCCAAAGAAGGTTTTGCACCTCTGAATTAAAAATAAAGCCGATGGTTGATTATATTCTCTCACTTACTGAACCTTGCTTGATAATTCAAGGTATTCGAGCAAAAGAAAGCGAAGAACGCGCCAAACTTCCTTATGAGTGCAACTACTTCGGAGAATATTTCGAACGTGTGAAAAAGAATCGTAAAGGAAAGGCTGTTGAGGTATGGAAGCAAGATTATCGTAGAAAAGATGTACTTAAATGGTGCGAACATTATGATGCCAGTGTTTCTCGCCCAATCTTCCAATGGTCAGCACAAGAAGTTATAGACCAGATCCTTTCTGCTGGACAAAATCCAAATCCTTTATATTATCGTGGATTTTCCCGAGTTGGTTGCTATCCCTGTATTATGTGCAGGAAGCAAGAGGTAAAGCTAATTTCGCAAGAAGAGTTTGGACGAAGTCGCTTGATAGATGCCGAACAACGAATGAAAGAAGAAACCCCAAAGGGTTCGTCTTTCTTCTCACCGGGCTACATCCCTGATCGTTTCTGTAAAAATAAGACTTATCCAACAGTAGAAGAAGTTTTCGAGTATGTAAACCGGAAAGATGCCGGTATGGATGATATGTTTGAACCTGAAGGTGGATATAGCTGTATGAGCCTTTATCATGGATTGTGTGAATAATGGGGTTTAATGCGCTATATCAATACGACTATAATACCCAAAATTGCAGCTAAGACGATAAGAAAAACCCCTATGCTGCGTCGAATTTTCATCTTTCGATTATGTGAATAGTAATATTGATGATCTCTTATCATATCAATATCATCACCTGAAAGAGGAATAAGATTAGATAACAATCTCTTCCATGGTTCTGCAGGATTAGTTTTGACATCTTTAGAATATGTCATTAACAATGTGCCGATGAGCCCTAATATAGGTATCAGAATACTGATTACAATTTTAATATTAGATATATCCATTGAATACAAATTTTGAGGGACAAATATAGTGAAAAATAATAAGTAGTATGCCCTGAGCGGCTTTGTAAGACCTATTTTAGTAAACAATTACTGCAAAAATATGGTATCAAACCTAAGACACCTTATAGCAAAAATGACTAAAGAAAAATGTATTGTATGCGGAAAAGAAACTGTATCAGTTATTAAGACTGATGCAGGCTATATCTGCTACAACTGCTATGCTGAGCAAAAGAATCCATCCAAAAGAAAAAGGAAGAAAAACAACGAGGAAGAACGTATGCAATGTAAGTTCTTTGAAGAAGTGGAAAAGCTATTCCCCAAGTTGCCCAATAAGCTTCTCTTCGCTGTTCCGAATGGTGGAAGCCGCCATATAAGGGAAGCCGCCAATCTCAAACGGCAAGGTGTAACCTCCGGCGTATCCGATGTTATCCTACTAATCCCCAAGAAAGGCTACGCTTCGCTATGTATAGAGTTTAAAACAAAGAAAGGCATCCAATCGGAAGAACAAAAAGAATTTCAGAGGCAAGCGGAAAACTGCCGAAATAAGTATGTTATTGCCCGCAGTGTCAAACAAGGCATTGACGCACTAAAGGAGTATTTGCTATAAAGGTGAGGGGGGCGCTATTCACGAGCCCCCCTCACTGCTATTTTGAGACTTTTATAAATTCATTGTAATCAATCTTTGTGTTGGGATTAAAATTAACCAATTCCAGTTTATACCCCTTTGTGCCCCAACTCCACCACAAGATTTTTCGTTTTGGTATTCGATGAACAACAGCCACCAGACTATCACGAATATTATAATAAACCGTAGAATCCTTGAAGCAAGCTATCACATGAGACCATTTGCTATTAACCTCTAAACAATCCGGTCTGTCCGGAAGTGGATGCCAACGGTCTGCATAGATTGTTTCTGTTGAATGAATCCCGGTTTTAACCAAAGCCTCAAGATGCTTGTTTTTAATGCCGAGTTCTTTTATTGTTTGAGCATCATCGGCACGATACTCTTTCAGCTCATCAATAGTCAAGTTCAATGCCGACACAGAAACTGTATTTAAACTATCCCGAATTTTATAGGACTTTATGTCTTTCATTAAGATTGCAATATTACCGGATTGACGTTCACATTCCTTTTGCAGCTTCCGATTATATTTAATCAAGCCAATAGTAACAGATACCAGTGCTACTAAACCTATAAACAACCATTTTTTCATATAATCTTAGACCTTAAGATAATTAGCTATTCCAATGGCATGAGCCTTTACAATTCGCGCTTTCCCATCAGCAGAAAGTAAGAATTCAACATCTTCCTTATTATCCTGAAAAAAGTTTTCGGTAAGAACTGCCGGACATTTCGTTTTCTGCAAGATGTAGAAGTTTTCTTCCCAGTCAGGGTCTTTATCCGACCAATCGCTGCGTATTTTTGTCCCAGTCGGAAAGCATTCTGCAGCCGATGCGTACAGACATGATGCTAATACATCGGCTTTTGTGCTTCCCTTGCTCGTGTAAGCAGACCAGCCTCTTGCTCGCATCCAATCTATTCCAGAACCTGCAGCATTACAATGAATGGAAATCAAGATTACATTAGATGTACCCAATCTGCTACAAATCTCATTCACACGCCGGCATCGCTCTGATAGTGGAACATCTATTGTCTCCTTTACAACCCTTTCAGCATCAATACCCATTTTGCCTAATTCCAGAACAAGCATATCTGCAATTTCACGAGTCCAAGCATATTCCCGCAATTTTCCATCAGGAGAGCGCTTGCCCTTTGTATTCTCACCGTGGCCGTTATCAATTAGTACCTTCATTTTCTTTCAACTTTAGTTTTAATCTGTTCAATTAAATCTTCCGCATCCTTACTGCTAATACATTTTACTATCTTTTGTGCCATATCGGCTACATCGGCAGCATGAGACTTCTTTTTGCGGCTATTTTCCAATACCGAGCGACCTTCTATGCAGATAATACCCATCGTTATCAAAATCATGCAATAAGGAGCTACATACCAAGAAATGAACAGTCCCAAGACATCGACCATTGTACCGAATATCAATACGCGGAAATAATCAACCACTTTAGCTACAGTTCTTCTTAACCCCTTACTGTCAATTTTTTCTTTATTTACTCTTGCTGCATCAATGCCACTCCACATATCCACGAATGAAGAAACGACAATAAAGATACAGCATGTAAACAATACGATTGCATACAAACGTAAGTCTGCAAACTTTATCCCGCCTATCTGTTCAATCACTTCGACCATTAGAATACAGTATTAATTATCCATGAAAAAACATAAACAACACCAATAATAAGGTCTGCTAAATAAGCGCCACGTAAAGTTGCCTTGACATCTTTCTCATCAGGAATATCATCCTGCGCTTCTTTCCATTTTGCTGCAATGTAAGCGCATCCTGTACCAATAACAGCACCAACCAATACCGGAACAAACTTATTTCCAAACAAGAATACAGCAACCAATACACAAATAGTCACAATCAAGAGACCAACCAAGCCGTGGATAATTTTATCCCAGCCATACTTTTCTACCAAATCATTACTCGCTTTCATAAACTCTTTTCTCCTAAAATATAAACTAAGAGAGAAATTGAAGCATAAAAAAAGCAGCCGGAATTCGACTGCTTTAACTTTTAATGATTATCTTTGCAACATCTCACTTACAAACGCAAATTGCTACTAGAACAGCAGAGGGTATATGCCCCCGGTTACGTTCTAGTAGCGTCGTGCGTTAATATGTAGGTGAGATGACAATTAACAGACCGGGGGCTTTTTATTATTTCCCCTTAGAAAAATCTGTCAGCGGTTCTATAAGGTTACAAATATAGAAGAAAAAAGCAGAATTTTAGTCTATCCTTTTCAAATGATCATCAAGAGTCTTAGGATTGCATTTCAATTTTCGGCAGATAGCGGCTTTAGAATAACCATATTCAAGCATTGTCTTTATAAGGGACTCTTTTCCTGTAAGTTTATAATGTGAGTTATGTCCTCCTTTGTGCCTGCCTAATTTCTGCCCTTCAGCTATACGCCGGGCAAGACCTTCTTTCGTCCTCTGTGAAATCAGATCACGTTCAATTTGTGCGGACAATCCGAAAGCAAATGCAAGAATTTGAGACTGTATATTGTTGCCTAATTCATACTTTTCTTTCACTGTAAGAACAGTGATATTTTTTTGCATAAGTGTGTTTAGAATAGACATGACTTCCATTAATCGACGCCCCAAACGGCTGATTTCCGAAGATATTAATGTATCCCCCTTCTTTAACTTTTTAATAAGGG